TTATCAATATTACCATAACAGGTATGATCGACAGCTAGACTTTTATATTTACTTATATCAGTCATTAGTATATCCTTTCGATTTATATATAATCATATAGGATTATTATATTTATTTACAAGGTTGTCAATGAAATTTTTTTTAACCATATATATTTGTTCAGTTGTATCTCAACAATGTGCAGAAGTACCACCGGCAAAACACGATTATAAGCGTCTATACAACACTCATTATGGGTGTGTTCAAAAAGGACTAGGTGAGTCGTATGGTGTATTGTTTGATGGTGAAGTATTTGGAGCTAACGCCGTGGAGGCCTTAGAATTGTATCCGAAGTTTCATTGTGAGAAGGTTGAAAATTACGAAGAGAACGCACCACTCGATACCACTCCCCCCGAAGAGAAGGATCTTTAGTTTTATTATACTGTCTACTTAGCTCGTCTGCCTTGACGGTGATATTTCTTATTATGTCCAAGTTTTTCATTTTTATTTAAATTTTTCTTGTGACGTCTAGGTCTTTTCTTAGGTTTATCTCTAGGAATGTAGTGAGTAAATTTTTGTTTAGCCATGTTGTTTTATAAATTCTTTATCTTTTTCAGTAAGTTGTATATATCTAATACAACCGTTTATATGTTGTTTAGTGTCTGTTCCACAGTTTGTGCATCTATAAAATTCAGTTACAATTGCAACTAAAATACTTTCTTCTTCACAATGAGGACAATGTCCTTGTACTGTATCTATATTATGAAAGTTAAAGCTTAATTTTTTCATTTCTTTTTATACCACGCTGCTAATGTATATCTATTCTTATTCTTTACTTTAGTAACCCCATGTTTATAATACATTCCATCAAAAAACAACATCCTTCTTTTTTTAGGTGTAAAAATAGTGCCCTCTTCAAAGAAAGTTTGTCCCCCAGAATAGTCATCATTTAAGTAACAAATTGAAGAAAGTACCGTTTCATCACTAGCTGTGTCATTATGTAATTCCTGAAAAGAATTGGGAGGCCACTTTACTATCTCTATCCAATCTATTTCTACTTCAGTTTTTGAAAAATAATTATTTATGTTAGCTAAAAGATCTTGAAATTTATCAACGTTAGTAATTTTAATTATAAAAGTGTTTCTAAAATCTTTTTGTAATTTTTTATTTTGTTTAAAAAAATTTATTAAATTAAAACAAGTTTCATCTGTTAAAAAATTATCTTGTATGTGAGCAATCATCTAAACTAGATCTTTTGCTTTTCCAATCACAGGTTTGTATTTAGTTTTACCTTCTGATTTATAGGCCCATAGAAATTGTTTTCTAGGTTTGTCAGTAGTATAGCTACAATGTATCCATCCACTGTTGGGTTCACCAGGAGTATAGAATTCCAATATCAATTGATCAAATTCTAGGTTTGCATAAATCCAGTCAGCTAATTCAGCGTTGTCTGTGCCCATACATTCGAAATCGGCCGCCTCGGCTTTGGCGTGTTGGCTGTTGATCGAGCTACCTATCTTTAGACACAGCTGTTCTGAACGGAATCCTGACGTTACCTTTACTCTACCAAAGTGGTCACGTACCGGCTGTAAAATATTTTCACAAAGTGCTTTTAGTTTTTCTATCTGACCTGAGTTTGGATTGTTGTTGATATCCAAACGAATAGCAGTATCTGATTTGATAAGCTCCTGAAGGGAGAAGTTTCGTGATAATTCCATTATTACTCCAATATTAATTTTTTAATTGATTTTGATCCGTCTACGTTCGACTCGAGCTCAGCCATCGACTTGATACATTGATAAACTATATTATCTCTTGTATTTGATCTCATTGCAACCCGCTTCCCTTTTAAGCACATTGACATTGAGGGTTTACCTGATTCAGGATCAATTTGAATTCTATGTTTCCGTTTTGTCTTACCTTATCTTTGAGCACCTCAATATCAGTCAAAGCCTTATCTAGTTGCTCTCTTAAAAACTCGATGTTTACCTTATTTGTCATGTTCATCTCTTGAGTCTCTTCCATCTTCTCAACAGACTTGTACAAATCCTCGATTAAAAAATGTTGCTCCTGATCCGTAGGGACTTGTTCACTTTTTTTTAACAAATCATTTTCAAACAACTCACGTGATGTCTCTAACGATACCAACCTCGCAGTAAGCTCCGTATATGCGAACACGCCCATTGCTACGAGCACGATCAGGCTAGCAACCGTCTTCATCGGCATCTGCACCCTTGCTTCTTCTCCGATGTTTAGTGGTTTGTTACTCATCTAGGTATATATCCAGGTTGTAGAAAAAGGGCTATTAATACAAAAGCTACAATTAAAGCACCTGTAAAATAATAGTTCATCCTTTGATACTCCATAATTATTTCTTTTTCTTTTTTTTGTTAAAGAATATATTATCAATCCATCCTGCTGCTTTGTCTAGTGCACCAAAAAAATTATATATAAATTTATCAATCATCTTTGTTACTATCGTTTTCAAAAGATAAATCATGTGCATATTCCTTATATTTTTCATAAGTTCTTTTAGTATCTTTTTTTTCATTTATATCGTAAAACATTTTATCGCTATCTTCAGTAATTAATCCTTTATTTTCGACATTCCACTCAGTACTTTGAACTTTATAGTCTGGTATATCGTTATTAGTAGTGTAGCTACTAACATTCCACAGAATACGATTATTAGGCTGAGCTGCATAATTGCCGTTAGTAAGAGCCAATATATGTGCGCACTTATGTTCATCAGGTACTTCACTATGCTCGACATCTAAAATATTTGGGTCTGGATGTGCCCAATCAATTGTAAATAAATATTGTCCATAATAAAACTTTTTATCTATACCAAAATATTTACCTTTTTCTCCAATTAAAAAATCAAAAGTAGTAATACTAGGATAATAACTGAAACTGTTCCACAATTCCAACTCGTGCGTCTGCATATTCGGCACATCGGCTCTATCATACGATTTTTGGAAAAACGCTGAGATAGGCAAACGCCAATAGCACGCACCATTTGGTAACATGATATTGAATAAGATTGCACGCCCTGGAATAGATGTAATGGCGAAGACAACACAGTCTTCACTTTCTCCCATATGTTCTTTAAGATCATAAAGATACTCCTTTCTTATTTTACAGTATATTGGAGGGATGTTTGAATTGAGATAGGCCATGTTTATATTTTTCTCTCCAATAATTTTTTCTTTCTAGAATTCTAATTCTTTTTTCTAAATCATTGTATCCAAATAATTTTTTAAGTAAATCTTTTAGCATTTCCATCTTCGTCTCGCTTGTCTTATTCTTGAATTAGGGTCATTTCTTGTTTTAGCAGAAGATCTTTTTAATTGTCCTAATGATCTTGCACAATATGATTTTCTACGATTAGCAGCTTTTGATCCTTTTTTAACCTTACCTGTAACTGCAGTTTTAAGTTTTGATCCAGGGTTAGCTCTTCTATAAGCAGCTACTCCAGCCTCAGTCATCCCTGCACCTTTTTCAGTAGGTCTATAGTTTTTTTTATTTCTAGGTGGCATACCACCTTTTTTTAATTCAATTATATCTGCGTAATAATCTAAATCCATCTTACGTAAATGTAATTGTTACTCCACCTGTTCCTGCAATAGTTGCATGAATACCGTCTTCAAATAAGATACCATTACCTGGTAAATACATATCTAAACCTTCTTCTCCAAATAAGTAAGTTGCAATAACATCTCCTGTAGCACCACCACTTCTAAATATGATTGAACCACTTGCACTATTACCTTTACCTTGAATAGAAGTTAATCTTGTTCTATTTGTTTTACCTGTACCACCAACGGCTACCATTTGAGCTGTAGCTGTTGCGTGAGCGACCGATTGGTCTGATGAAAAACTTGAGCCACCCATTATCCGTTACTCCCTGTTAAATTAGGACCAGAATATTTATCCGTTAACAATGTATAAGCTGATATGTTTGTTTTTGTTTTACAAAATATTCCTTTTGGAAATAAAATACCATCATCAGGAAAAGAAAAATTAACTAAATCTCCAGTAGGTACATCTGCAATAAACATTGTGTCTCCAGAATTTGAAGTTGTTGTTAATTCTAATACTCCTGCTCCACCACCATCACTTGAAACAATAATTCCTTTAAGTCTTATTGGTTGTGAAATAATTGCGGCTGCTCCTGCAGCTGCAGTTGATCTTGTAGCTTGTATATCGCCTTTGAACATAAATCTCCTAGTTCGTGGCTCCCGAAGGAGCCACTAATTATTTATTACGCTGCAAATGCAAACGCACCAGTAACAGCTGATGCTGCACCAGTGAATTCAGTTGCAATGTGCCAAGTGCCATCTTCAAAACACATAAACGCAATTTTGCTTCCAGTAGTAAAAAGATTAGTTGCTGCGTTAGCTGGTGTGTAAACTAATTGAGTTTCACCTGCTGCTGAAGTATCAAAAGTTACTTCATTCGCTGCTCTTGATTCTATTAATGAACCAGTAGCCCAAACATCAGTGCCTGCTGCATTAAAAGTTAGAGTAGCAGTTCCACCTGCAGTGTCTTTAGCTTGAACGTAAACTGCGATCGCACCTTTAGTTGCTGCTGGTAAAGCTACAGCACAAGCCGCTGCACCTGTGTAATTTACAGTTGCAATAATTCCATCAGCGATAGAAATATTTGCTGCTGTTGCTGTGTCAGCTAAAACTAAACCTGTAAGATCAGGCATACCTGAACTCATTCTTGTTGTGATTGCACCTGTTGATGCATTTTTTGTAGCCATTTGAAAGCCACCTTCAGAACGTACTGGTCCTGAAAAAGTAGTTGATGCCATAATTTTCTCCTTTGTATAGCGTTCGTTATGTAGTCTCTATACCGTCTGCCTAGCCAGTCTACATAATAATTATTTTTCTAGGT